CCCCACCAAGAGCCTTTTGTGTTTTTCTCAAAAGTAGCCGATGCAACATAAATATGACTAAATGATGGTGGATTGTAGGTTGAGCCGTCTTTTTTAGCAATTTCAATACCTGTAATAAGCGACATCAAGCGTTTTGATTTCTTTATTTGTGTGCTGCTTAATGACATGATTGCTGGCTGCCAAGAACCATTTTTAGCTTTGTACAGCACGAAATGATTTCTCGTATCAACTAACTCATCATACAATGCTTGTCCAGTTGGCGCAAAGATAGGTTGACCAACAGGAACATCCATCAAATAACGACCATTGTGATTTGTCATTCCTTCAACGCGACCAGTTTCAACATCAATTGGTGAAAAATCACCTTTATAACCACCACGATTAGCGCCCCAACGAATAAATGTACGCTGAAAAGACGCTGGTATAAACTCAACATAATCAAAAATTTCATTAGTTATGTTATTGATGAATCTACCTGCTTTTGCACCTTCCATTGGTGCTTCACCAACCAACTGTGGTGATTGAGCTTGCAGCATTGTTATAAATGGAATTGCAAATGATGATTTATCCGCGCCTTCTGTACCAGCGCCAGCATCATCTTCCCAGTTCATTTCTTCAGCAGCAATAGGCAAGTTTTTAACTTCTTCAACAGCATCAGCAACGCTATTTTCCAATCCAGCAGTTCCGGTTTTAGTTTCTTTAGGCATTTTAATCTCCACATTTAAAAGTTAAAAAATTCAATTATTTTATTGTGGCAATATTTACCACTTTTGCACCGAAAAGTTCCAAATCTAAATCTGGATTGCCTTTCTTGATTTGTTCTTTCAAAAAAGACTTCATCGTTTGAACATGCACTCCTTCTTGGAAGCCAATGTTATTAAGACCAGAAGCATTTAACTTGTTTACAAGTTCAAGCGCGTCCTCTCTTTCACCTTTGCCAAATTCAACGGATACAGTGGTTTTAATCAATCCACCAAAACCTTTTTCATTTAACCAAGCATAGCACAATGGCTTTTTGTCGTTTGGTATTTGGGAATAAACATCTTGTTTCAATGACATTTTTTTGCCATTTTCTAAAGTCAAATCCTTAACGCCTAATTCCTGCATAACAGCAGGAATTGTCTCTTCAGATAACAAGCGTTGTTTTTCAACAGCTTCTTCAAGAGCAGCTTTTGCAATCTTAACATTTAAGACCGCAGCATCTAGGCATCTAGCCAATTCAGAAACATCATCAAGCGTAATCATATAACCACCTTACTGTTTAAATAGCGACCAAGATTTTTATCCCATTTCAGGACATTAAAATGACCATACCTTTTGCCTAGAATCGCTAGGACTGTTGACGTTATAAACATATCGCCCATAGGCAATATGTAATCCACTTCTGGATTAAAACTTTTCAGTTTTTCATAGCATTGTTCACTAAGTTCTTTACTCATATGAAAAGCTGAACGTGGTGGGAACATCTCAATGATTTCTCCAAATTCAGTTGCAGTTCCTATGTTCACTGTTGGAACAAAGGCAACAGAACCATCACCAGACTTTTTCCTAGAGTGCGGTATTTGTGTCACATATACCTTTTTCATTGTTTCTCCTTTAAGTTGAATTAATCAGCAAAAGCCAATCAGCAGCACGACGCTACAGAAATAATTATACTCGCATAAATTAAAAAAATAAAGTTAATTTTACACGTTATTTAAAAATAAATTATCTATATATAACACGGATTAATCAAGCTTAAAAATAGCACTTAAACACTTATTTTTTAATTTGTAATACATTTGTATTACGTCCGTGTCCGTGTTCGTCCGTGTTATATATAACCAAGAATCAAGTTAAATAAAATAATGTAAAATAATACAGGTTATTTAATATAGTTATATAAGCGTTATATAAGTAACACGGTTCAACACGGACTCGACAAATTCCGTGCTATTTTATCAACAAAAAACAAGTACAAAATAATAAAAATAATCTTTACTTTTAAAATAAAAAACAGGAAAATATAAACCGCTATTAAATTATTCAACTCAAAAAGGAAAAATAAAATGCCAGATTTTATAGGTCGTTTCTACGTCACAAATGGGCGTATTTCTGACAAAAACAGTTGTGGTAAAATTTCAGATTTTAATGATGCTATTTTTGCAGGTAGCTATAATGAGTGCATTGATTTCTGTAAAAGTCACGACCACTGTTATGATGAAAAAAACCAATTCTGTTTGCACGTTGCCAGTAAAGCCAGCAACAGGATTGCTTATCAACACAACTGCCAAATGGTAAGGTAGAAAGAAATGTCAGTAATAATTGGTTGTGGATTAGCCGGTTTGATTGCTGCTAATACAGTTTTTCAAGACGCAATGATTTTTGAAGCTCAAAAAGAAAATGAGTTAAAAAAGCACAAAGGTATTTTAAGATTCAGAAGTTCAAAAATAGGTGATGCACTTGGGATACCATTTAAAAAAGTCACTGTACACAAAAACATTTATAGTGAAGGAAAACTTTATGACACTTGCAGCATAAGATTGGCAAATCTTTACAGTCAAAAAGTTTTAGGCGGTAAAATTAGCGACAGGTCTATTTGGGATTTAAAAACAGTTGAAAGATGGATTGCACCGTGTGACTTACAGGAAAGATTAATTGAAAGATGTTACAGCAGGATTTATTTCAACTCTCCTGTTGACAACTTCAAACAATTTGAAAATAACACTATCATTAGCACAATGCCATTGCATGTAAACTGCAAACTAGCTAATATAAATCTGGATTTTAAATTTAAAATGTTTAAAATAATGGTGTTAGAATTTGAAATACCAGATTGCAATGTTTATCAAACAATTTATTTTCCAGATGAATTTTTGGAATTTCCAAACTATGAAGAAAAAAGCCAAATATACAGAGCTTCAATAACTGGTAATAAAATGATTATTGAAGCAAAAGCTTTAACAGCTCCTTCTTGGACGCAAATTGAAATTGTTTTGAAAGCTTTTGGTTTGGACGTTGAAGAAATACTTAACTTGCAAATTATTGAAAAAGGCTTTGAAGAGTCAACGCAAGGTAAAATTGAAAATATTAATGACAATGTAAGACGTGCTTTAATCGGAAAGCTTACTGATGATTGTAATGTTTTCAGCTTAGGAAGAATGTCTATTTGGAAAAATATTTTGTTGGATGATGTTATGCAAGATATTTACCAGATTAAAAAGATGATTGAAAGTGATTATTATTCTATGAGGTTATTAAGATGAGAAAAGATTGGCGTGATGAATATTACATTATGATAAATAATGTGTTGCAAGAAACAACAAATGATTGGGAAAATGAATTTTGTAAATCTGTTGAAGTTAGGCTTAAAAAAGGCTATTCTTTAACTGAAAGGCAAATTAAAAAGCTTGAAGAACTCAATGAGAAATACAGTTAAAAATATACTTGTTTTTCTGCATTTTTCTGTTATTATTATTCCGTAGTCTTTACTACATATTCAACTTATATTTTTAGCCCACTGGGCAAGGTAGATTAAAATGGCACATGAAATAGATTTAAGCACTGGCAAAGCAGCAATGGCATTTGTTGGAAGTCGCAAAGAAATTTGGCATGGTTTAGGTCAAGAATTGACAGATGATGCTGATTTAGATGTTTGGCGTGTAGAAGCTGGTATGGATTGGGAAGCGTTAAGTAGTCCTGTTGCTTATATGACTAATAATCCTGGTCGCCATTATTACACTGGAAAACGTGTTTTGTTTAGAGCTGATAATGATTATCCTCTAGGCATTGTATCCGAAAGATACAACATAGTTCAACCTAAAGAAGTTCTTGAATTCTTTAGAGATTTAACAGAATCGGCTGGTTTTAAAATGGATACTGCCGGTGTACTTTTCGGTGGTAAAAAACTTTGGGCTTTGGCTAAAGTAGGCGAATCCGTTAAAATTGGTGGAGTTGATGAAATTAAGCCATATCTATTAGTTGGAACAAGCCTTGATGGTAGCATGTCAACAGTTGCCCATTTTACATCGACCAGAGTTGTTTGTAATAACACTCTGCGTATGGCTATTGGTGGAAAAGGGCAAAACGCTAAAATTAGAACTCCACACAGTCAATTCTTTAATGTTGACTCTGTAAAAAGTAAACTTGGTTTAGCATCAGACGTTTGGGAAAATTTTGTTAATGAATGTGAATCATTAACAAAGATTAAGTTGAGTCGTGATGAAGCCATAACTATCGCTGCTAAACATTTGAACATTCCTAATGATGAGGACTTGTTGCCTAAAGAGCTAGTTTTAACTAGCAAACCATTAAATAATATCATTGAGTTGTTTAGTGGAAAAGGAATTGGCTCTGATTTAAAAACTGCTGATGGAACTGGTTGGGGCTTAGTTAATGCCTTTACACAATGGGCAGATTACGATGTAATCAATTTACGAACAGACAAAAGCCGTGCTATTGATAGAGCGCAATTTGGCGACAGAGCGACTTTAAAAACAGATGTCGCTAATGCAATATTAGAGCTGTAAAGCTCGCTATTAAACGATAATTTTTTAATAGTAGGGCAGCTTAGATTTTAAGTAATCTAAGCTGCAATCTAATTTTAGCTACCTTATTTAAGGATTTTATATGCTAATAGAAATAAAATTTAAGATTAAACAGAATTATGCATGCTCTGAATGTGGAGCAATACGATTAGGTGGTCAAATCACTAAAACATTTATCAGTGTTGAATCATTTAATGATTTGATTGAGTCAAACAAAATTGTCACTAAGGAATAAAATGAAAGCTAAATTGGTAAGGTACACAACAGATGCACTTGAACTTTTGTTGGAGACTAAAAATACTCGTTTGACTTCTGATGATGATGTCGCTTTATGGAATGATGAAAAGAAAATGGAACATCTTGAATACATGCGAAACACCATAAAGTCTAGCTGGGAATTTGTTGATTACGTTTTCAAGGTTGAAGTTGTAACAAGAGTTTTTACCCACCAGCTAGTTAGAACTAGAACTGGCAGTTATGCTCAACAGACAATGAGAGCTTGTGATGTTAGAGAACAAGAAATTATCACACCACAATCAATTCTTGATAATCCAGACATGCAAACTATTTGGTCTAAAGCGATTGAATCTGTAAAATCTGCTTATGGTGAACTTGTCGATATTGGTTGTCCAATGCACGATGCGCGCGCTTTATTACCGCAAAACATAACAACTTCAATATATGCTAAGTTCAACCTTAGAACTTTAGCCGATATGGGTAAATTAAGACTCTGCACTAGAACGCAATCTGAATACCAAGATGTATTCAGAGAAATGCGTGAAGAAGTTATTTTAGTTCATCCGTGGACTGAGGAATTTATACAGGTTCAATGTGTTAGTGATGGCACTTGCGCTTTTCCAAGCTACGGGAAAAAAGAGTGTCCAGTGTATTTCCCAGAGCTAGATAGAACAGAAGCAAAGAAAATTGCTAAAGAAAAATTCTGGTCTATTAGATATGAAGCAAAACCAGTAGCAAAAAATGGAAAAACAATGTAATGATAAAACAAATTATTATTAAAATTGAAAACTGTTATCAATGTAAATATGCACAGTATGAACCAGCCTTGCAACATAGCATAACTTGTGAATTGTCAAAGAAAAAATTTAATACTAAAACTGAAAACAATCCACCTGATTGGTGCGTTCTTGATGATTTTAAGGAATTAAAATGAGAGTCCAAATTTTCGACCTAGACAACTGTATCAGCAATGATATGTCAAAAACTGGTGATGAACGATATGAAAAATATCACCAGCAATGCCACAAAGATAGACCAGCAAATACTCATTATATCAATGAGATTTACGACACCATCATCTTTACAGCACGACCTGAAAAGTATCGACCTGAAACTGAAAGATGGCTTGATAAAGTTGCTGGAATTAGAGAAGTAAAAGCTTTGTTGATGCGACCTTATGGAAACATTTTAAAATCACCAGATTTAAAAGAGTTTTACTTAGACCAACTATTTGACCAATTCGATATTCTTCAAAGAGACATCGTTTGCGCTTACGATGACCGTTGGGATGTTATCGAAATGTACAATCGTAATGGTGTTGTTTCTGAAATTTTAAAAATTCACAATTTAACTTATAAGTGAGAATTTTATGGAACATTATGAAAGCGTACCTTTAGTAAAAATCAAACCATGTCCACCTGAAGGTAAAAATGCTGGTGACATTTTGTTAGAAATGGTTGAAACGTACAAAAATAGGTCAGAAACATATGGTGGAAATTTTACGCAAGTTCGTGATTTAACTAGGGTTTTATTTCCTGATGGTGTTTTGCCAGAAATTGTTGATAAAGCGCACTGGTATATATTTGAAATTATACTTGGAAAGATTTCTAGATTTGCAAATTCTGGTCTTGAACATATAGACTCTGTTCACGACATAGCAGTTTATTGTGCAATCATTGAAGAAATATTGTCCAATAAGGAGAAGTTTAAATGATTATTGCAATCTGCGTCCCAAGTAATAATATTGAACATGCTGATAAATATTTGTTCTCAGAAAGAAGCTTATCCAACATAGAACCATTATTTTTAAAAGGCAAAGTTTGCTTTTCAATAGTTGCACAGGGTGATGATTGGAAAAAATATTCATCCATAATTGAAACAAGACTTAAATCATTTAATATTGATTATAGAATCTTGTTTCAAAATGAAACTAATCCATGTCAGATATTTAAGTTAAGACATCAATCATTTTACAATTTCAGAACTGCAAAATATTTTATATCTGTTGATGACAATATTCAATTTTCTGAAGGAACTAAAAAATTCCCAGAAAATTCAGGTTATCGTTATGGTCAATGCATTGATTATTTAGAAAATAATCCTAATTGTGGAATTGTTAATTGTGTTGGAAGTCTTGGTGGCAATCTTGATAAGTATGAAATAAAAAGATACGACATCGGCAAAGAAATTGCTACCGCAAAAGGATTGGTCATTAGAAATGTTTGTGGTGGACGCTTATTCCCTAGTGAAACACTTGATTTCTATGGGTGCAGAGAAGAATTAATTATGGCTTTGAATTTTAACAGATTAGGTTATTATACAGCTAAACAGTTTAATAACCCGACCAAACATAAAGAGCTTCACAGTTGGAAAAGTGTGCTTGGTCAAGAAGTTAGCGAAAAAGACAATAATAATCTTCATAATGTTGATTTAACAAATGAATATGCTTTAAAATGGATAAGACAAAATTTTGATGAAAAATATGTCTTTAGCAAAACCAGAATAATCAATAAATATATATAGGATAAAAATGAGAGTTGCAATCATAGATACAGAAACAACTGGCTTACTATTGCCATCAACAGCACCATTAGAAAAACAGCCGAAAATAATTGAGCTTGGAATTGTAATTGTCGATAGTGATAGTCAAAAAATAATCAGTCAATATAATTGGTTGATTAATCCTGGTGATTTACCACTTAGTAAAGAAATCACCAAAATAACAGGAATCAAAACCAGTGACCTTGAAGACCAACCAACTTTTAAAACATTGTTGCCAGCAATTAAAGCTGCAATTAGCCAGTGCGATGTTTTAATTGCTCATAATGCTGGTTTTGATGTTGGAATGTTAAAAAATGATTTAAAGCGTTGTGATTGCGTTGATTTTCCATGGCCATCAAAAACTATCTGTTCAGTTCAAGAGTATACAAGTCGCTTTGGACATAAACCAAATTTGAAAAAACTTTATGAATCTGTTTTTGGCGTTCCACTTGAACAGACACATCGAGCTATTGATGATGCTATGGCTTTGTATGAAATCTTGAAAAAAGATGGATTTTTTACTTTACTATGATTTTACTAGCTTTAATAGTGGTAATCATATTTATCATTTACAATTTAGGTGAATTATGAAAGAAACAATAAAAGACTCTCCAACTGGTAAAAAATTTGCTGAAGGAAAGCACAAACGTGGTGTTGGTGGAAAGTTCGTTCCAAATCCAAGTAAAACAAAAGCTGACAGTTTCAAAAAAGAAAACACAGAAGAAAAACCACCAGAAAGAGCCACATTTAATAAATCTGATGAAAAAGGTCACAATACTGATTTAGGCGGTGAAAATGTTGAATCTGGCGGTGATTTAGTTGATATTTTCTGCAAAGCAAATGGCTTTAAAAAAATAACGTCAAAAGGTGAAAATGACATTTTAAAGCGTGGTTCTTATAATGTCAGCTACAATTCAAAAACAAGAAGGTGGACACTTACTAAAAGCGGTGAAACTTTAAAAAGTGGCTTTGGTCTAACTAAACTAGGCAATTATTTAAAAGCAAATCCATAAGGAGAAAACAATGTTATTATCACATAATAGATTAGTTGAGCTTGTTGAAGCTGGCGTTATTAATGCAGAAAAAGAAAATATAAATGGTTCTAGCATAGATATAACACTGCACAAAACTGTTATGGTCGAATGGTTAGACCAAGAAAATCAATTCATTGATTTAAGCAAAAAGCAAAATATCCGCATGTTAAAGCAAAATATCGGTGAAAATGGATTCATGTTAAATCCAGACCAATTCATTCTTGCTTGTTCAAATGAAATTTTTAATTTGCCAAATAATATCAGCGCAGAGTATAAGCTTAAAAGTTCGATGGCTAGAAATGGCTTAGAACATCTTAACGCTGGTTGGTGCGATGCCGGTTGGACAGGAAGTCGATTAACACTTGAATTAAAAAATATGACTCAAGAACATACTTTAATTCTCAAAGAAGGAATGAAAATTGGTCAAGTTTTATTTTTTGAACATGAACATGTACCGGATGATTTTAGTTATGCAATAAAAGGACGGTACAATGAACAACGCGAAGTAACAGCAAGTAAAGGCATTAAATAAGCTGTTATTAGCGGTTAAAAACAAGTAAAATATAACAACAGGTAATTAATTACCTGTTGTATTCAACTTATAATTAATAAAGGATTTTATGATACAATTAAAAGTTAGAACTGAATATTCATTTGGTCAGACATTTGCAAAAATTCAAACAGTTGTTGATAGGTTGAAAGAGATTAATTGTTCTGCTGCTGCCATTGTAGATTCCAATACATGGGGTCACGTTAAATTTTACAAGGCTTGCAATAGTGCTGGAATTAAACCTATATTTGGCGTTGAATGTTGCGTGTCTGATGACAATTTTTTAACTCCAAAAATGTGGTTTTTAGCTCGCAATAAAAGCGGTTTAACAGAGCTTTATAAATTAATTAGCCTTAGCTATAGACAATCTATTTCGAGCCGTACAGGCAAAATAAACAGGCTTTACAGAGCAGATATAGAACATATTAGCGAAAATATTTTAGTTTTTGCCGGTGATATTGTTGATGGTGAATGGCTTGCTCGTATCAATGCAATATTAGATGCTTCTCCAGCAAGCTTTGTTATAAATAAGAAAAAAGAGCAGATAGCCAATGTTTATGGATTAAGAATTATTGATACTTCTGATAATTCTTATTGTTTTGAAAAAGACAAAGAAACATTTGAATTAATAAGTAAATATGGAAGCAAAACAACAAAGCAATATATTTTAGATGAACTAAAATATCAAGATGTCGCTAGTCAAATTGTTGATAGCTGTGAAGTTTTTGAACTTTCTAAAGCACCGACTATTTATGCTGATGGAGACCTTGAAAAGTTATGTAGAGAAGGCATCATTTACAGAAAGATGCAGGATAAATGGACAGATGAATATGAAACAAGATTAAACTATGAACTTGGTTTAATCAAAGAAAAGAAGTATGAAAGTTATTTCATAATAGTTTCTGACATGGTTGTTTATGCAAAAAGCTTAATGTTGGTTGGACCATCCAGAGGCTCTAGTGCAGGCTCTCTTGTGTGCTATTTAACACGCATTACTGAGATTGACCCGATACCACCAAAATTATTCTTTGAAAGATTTATCGACATAACACGTTTTGACTTACCTGATATTGATATTGACTTTCCTGATGACAAAAGACATTTGGTTTTTGAGTATATGTCAAACAAATATGGTTTTGACAATACAGCTCATATAGGAACAATATCAAGATACAAGCCAAAATCAGCGTTGATAACGGTTTGTAAAGCACTAAACATTCCACCACAAGCCACCATAGGCGTTAAAGTTGCTATGGTAGAACGGTCATCAGCAGATGCCAGAGCGTCAAACTGCTTAGAGGACACCTTAAAAACAACTGAACCTGGTAAAAATTTTTCAAGAATGTATCCAGAAGCTTTAAGAGCGATGGATATAGAAGGTCATGCAAGTCATACTGGCGTACATGCTGCTGGTTTGTTAATATGCAATAATGATATTAATAATTATTGTGTAGTTGACGATAACGGAATTGCCCATGTTGAAAAATACGATGCAGAATATTTAAATTTATTGAAAATTGACGTTCTTGGTCTTAGAACTTTGTCAATTCTTAATGATGCTGCACCGGATGTTGATTTTTACAACTTGACTTTTGATGACCATAAAGTATATGAAATTTTCAATAAACAGCGGTTGTGCAATATATTCCAGTTTGAAGGAGTTGCCATGCGTTCTGTTTCTGAATTTATGAGAGAGTCTTATGCAAGCTTGACTGATATTGATTCTATTACTGCACTTGCCAGACCTGGACCATTTGGTGGTGGTGTAACATGGAAATGGATGGATAGACGTTTTGGTTTGCCATATAAAGAATTACATCCATTAGTTCATAAGCATATGGAAGAATCTTATGGATTGCCAATATACCAAGAGCATACCATAGCCATTGTTAGACACGTTGGCAAATTCGACTGGCCAGATGTAAACGCAGTTAGAAAGGGCATGAGTAAATCACTTGGTGAAGAATTTTTCCACCAATTCAAATCTAGGTTTATTCAAGGAGCTAGTGAACAAGGAATTGATGAAAAAGAAGCTGCCGATATTTGGCTTTTAATCAGTTCTATGGGTTCTTGGCAGATGAATAAATCTCATACTTATTCATACGCTACCATAAGCTATTGGTGCGCTTGGGTAAAAGCACATAGACCATTAGAGTTCGCAGCAGCAAATTTAAGAAATGCAAAAGATCAAGATTCTGCCGTTGCTTTGTTGCGTGAAATGTACAAGGAAGAAATTTACCATGTACCATTTGATTTAGAACTTTCTGAAGTAAATTGGTCTGTTAAAAATGGAAAGTTAATTGGTGGATTTACAAACTTAAAAGGAATTGGAGAAAGTAAAGCTAATAAGTTGGTTGAAGCTAGAAATATGGGTAAATTGACTCAAAAGCAAATAGAAACCATAAACAAAGCAGAAAACCCGTTTAATGATATATTTCCATTTAAAACATTATATGGACATTTATATGAAAATCCTTCTGAAAATGGAATATCTGCTGAAAAAGTTTTTACCATAAAAGAAATTGGTAGAGACTATCCAAATGGCACTGAGATAGTATTTTTAGGTGAACTTGTACATAAAAATCCTAGAAACGCTAATGAAGAAAATGAAATAAAAAAGCGTGATGGAAAGGTTGAAAATGGACAATTAGAATTTTTAGATTTGAGATTGCGTGATGATACAGATATGATTAACGCTAGGATTGGAAGAAAAGATTATTTAAGAATTGGAATAGATTTTGTCGAAAATATACCAGTAGGAAGCCATCTTTTAATAAGGGCTAAATTCTGGCATGGTATTAGATTCGCTTTTATTGCAAAATGGAAACTATTAAAATGAAACAAAGTAACCTTAATATTGGCAGAAGAAAAAAAGATGGTAAAATATTACAATACACTTGTCATTGTGATGCTTATAATTTTCCACATAGATTAGGCGGTGTAAAATGTACTTTGGAGGATTTTGTTGGTAGAGAATTTATGATGAATCTTGGAACTGCTGAACCTTGTTTAAGTTGTAATTCTATGGTAAACCACACTTGTCAAGTTGCAGAATACAAAGAAAGTCCAAAATACTGTGCAATTATTCAACAGCTTGAGCATGATGGAGATGTTAAATTAGTATGAATGAAAAAATAGCTTATCAAAAATTTAGAGAAAAAGCAATTAAGCCGCTAGACAGATGCGACAGAATTGAAAATGTTGTTGGCGTTGGAAATCCAGATGTTAATTTTTGTATCGAAGGAATTGAAGGTTGGATTGAAATAAAATGCCCAAAAGAGCCTAAAAAACCATTAACACCATTATTCGGTAGCAATCACAAATTAAGCCAAGCACAAATGAATTGGTTTTTGCGTCAACGTAATTCTGGCGGTGTTGGTTGGGTATTAATTGTTACTGATAAAAATAGATGGATTTTAATTGATGGCTGTAAATACGGTGATGAAATAAATTTTTTATCTGTTAATTCGCTAGTTAGCAAAGCAGCTTTTAAAGCTGTTCACCCTGACTCGACAGATTTTTTATTTATGAGAAATACTTTAATGTCTAAAAAAGGTGAAATAGATGGAATTTAAAAATAAACCATACAAGCATCAACTAGAATACCATAACAGATATGCCAGAAGAGAAGCATTTGCTTTGTTAGCTGATATGGGAACTGGTAAAACATTTATGGTTATCAATAATATTGCTGAGTTATACTCTAGTGGTGATTGTGATAGCGTTCTTGTATTTGCACCTAATGGTGTGCATTTAAACTGGACATTGATTGAGCTTAAAAAGCACATGCCTGATTTTGTAGAATACAATGCAGTTGCTTGGCAATCAAATCATACAGCTTCATACAAGAAAAAATTAGATTCCATTTTTGTTCCACAAAACGGAAAGTTAAGAATTTTCACAATGAATTGGGAAGCGTTACAAAATAAAAATGGCTTTGATGCTGCTATGAAGTTTTGCAAGACTTCTGGAAAATTATTTATTGCTGCTGATGAAAGTCACTTTATTAAATCACCATCAAGCAAGCGCACGAAAGCTTTAATGGATTTAAAACCATATTCAAAGTATCGTAGAATTATGACAGGTACACCAACTGATGGCTGCCCATTTGACTTTTACAGTCAATTTGCATTTCTTGATGAAAGTATTTTACAGGCAAACAGTTTTTATTCTTTTAAAGCTGAATATGCCGAAATGCTATCATCAGAGCATAGATTAATGCAGAAATTCGCTAAAGAAAAAACGCCATGGAATTACGGTGAAATTCAAACAATAAAGCAAAATGTTTTGATTGCACATGAAATTCTTAAAAGAAGCAGTGATGATCAAATCTATTCACATTCTTACAATTTGATTAATTTAGTTGAATCTGGTGAATACGCAAAGATTCAAGACGTTATTGAAAAAATAAGAAATTGTTTTAATCCAAATGTCGTTCATGAATCAAAAACAACAGTTCTAAAATCTTTCAATGTCATAAGCACTGTTATAGCAAATCATAATGCAAGAGTTGCAAAAGCATCAACAAGTAGAAGGATGCCACAAATTGTTGATAGAACTGATGATGGTAAAAAGAAGTATAAAAACATTGATAAATTGATTAAACTAATGCAGCCACATAGCTACAGAGTTTTAAAAAGTGAGTGTTTAGACTTGCCAGATAAAATACATAAAAATGTATTTTTTCAATTGACAAGTGAACAAAGAAAAGTTTATAACAAAATTGAAGATGAGCTTAGAATAGAGTTTGAAGGTCAAGAAACAGTTATAAATAAATTGACTGCTATTACTAAATTGTCTCAAGTAACATCTGGTTACTTTATAAGTCCTTTAAATCCTTTACCGATTAAGATTGCTGGAGATAGCCCTAAGTCTAAGGCATTGCTAGAGTGCATAGAATCTATCATTAACGAAGGCAACAAAGTAATAATTTGGGCAAGATTTACCCAAGAGATTAAAGACATTATTGAAATACTTAAAAATGAAAAAATAAGCCATGTTAAGTATTATGGTGAAATTTCTAAGGCAGAAAGACTTGAAGCTATAGAATCTTTTGAAAATGGTGATGCAAAAGTCTTTGTTGGCAATGCTAAAGCTGGTGGAACGGGTATAACTTTGGTTAGTGCTTCTTATGTTATTTATTATAGCAATGACTATAGCTTAACAGCTAGAAGTCAAAGTGAGGATAGAGCGCATAGAATAGGACAGAACAAAAATGTAACCTATATTAATCTTGTTGGATTAGACACTATTGATGAAGCTGTTGTTAAGTGTTTGATTAGCAAGAAAGAAATAGAGGATATGATTGTTAATGATGGTCTTAAATTTCTTTCTGAAAGATTAGATTAAGCATTAGCAATCATAGAGTATTTTATAGAGCCAGCAGCAGCAGCTCCAGCAACAATCATTTTTAATGCTAATATTGAACCGGCTGCTTGTTGTGGTATTGAATAAGAACCTGTTAATGGTATTGTTGCTTGAGCTGTACTTCCAGATAATGAACCGTATGTCCAACCAGTAGATGTAAATGTTAAAACATTGCCTAATAAAGTTGCGTTGTTTATTATCTGGAATGATATTGTATTTGAACCTGTTGGCAAAGAAAACAGCTCAACAGACAACATCACTATAGTAGCAGCCATAGGCATTAAGTAAGCCGTGGCATTAATACCAGTTTGTGTGCCATTGCAGCCAACATAATAAGTTCCAGTGGCTGGCGCACCTACAGTACAACCGAACATTGGTAAAGTTATTCCATATCCATTTACTGTTGGATTATCATTATAAAGAATTTTTAAAGAATCTTTAATGATTACTCCGCTAGCTCCATTTCCAATCTTATAAGCATTTAAACCATAATTTGGATTTCCTGTATCTTTAAATGGATATGAACATTCCCATAATCCATTTTGTACTAAGCTCGGTATTTTAACATCAACATTTGTACATTTATTACCAATATAAAAAGGTTCAACAAGCGTCATAGCTTGCATACAATTAACTCGTATTGTTACCTGTTGAACATCGTTATTGTCTGGAATATTAACGTGGTAATGGTTGGTATAATTAGCTGAGCCATATCCATTGTCATTATCTAATATTTGAATGTTATTAGATTTTTGATTGTAATATCCAACTAAATTATTAGTTGTTGATGATATTGTTGATAAATAAGAATGGCTTAATGTATAAGCTCCAGTATTTCCTCTACCAGTTGTATATCCTGTTATTGTTACTGTTGGTGATGTTAGATTGCCTGAGCCTGTTAATGAACCTGATAATTGATAAGTAGCACCAGCAGCGCCTAAAACTCCAGATAGTAATGTGGTTACATAAACTTCTGATGGACTTGATGAAGATGAATACGATACTGGCGCGCCTATATAAACAGCACCTTGACCATTTAATGATGAGACAGTTAAAACATTAGTTGAATTGTTTATTGAAAATGAACCACTATTTAGTGTAAATCCACCATAATAGTTTGAATCATTACCACCAATAGCTTCACCAAGCTTTACAACGTCAGTTGTATTCTGCAAAGCATTGACAGTTAATACATTTCCAGTGATACTCCAATTAGTTGCAGTAAATCTTTCAACAACAGTTTTAATCAAGCAGTCATTGGTATTATTAACAACAGAGCCAATTCCAGATAAATTTGTTCCAAATGTTCCGGTAACAGTTAAACCAGTTAATGATGTTGGATATGGAGTTTTATATTCTTGACTTAAATTCCATTTATTAGTTCCAGCAGAGCTTACAATATAAGTATTTTTTATTGAACCTGAAAAAGATATTTTTGTTCCAATTAAAAATTGACCAGATGTGACAGTTCCAACAGTTAAAACATTGCCAGAAATACTGCATCCAGTAGCGACATTAGAAGGCATAGTACCAACAACAGAACCAGTAAGAGTTCCATAAGACTTACCATTTAAAGTAAATGTTGTTGCACTTGTTTTTGCTGTTATAAATGTTGTGGAATCAAGACCAGCTAATCCACTTAATTGCATACCTACACAAAATGGGCTTCCAGTTCCTATTGGTATAGCAGTTCCAGTTCCTATTCCAGCTCCAGTCGCTGTAAAAGTAGCGCCAACAGCATTAACAACAGCACCAGGAAAGCAAGGTAATACAGAGCCATTTCCAGTGCCAACTCCAGTTGCAGTAAATATAGTTCCAATATTATTATTAGGCGCACCAATAGACATGAAGTTAGTCGAGCCTAAAGTTACAATCTGATAATTGTTTCCTGCTGATATACTTGTTGGTGCTATTGCGCTGCTTAATGTCGCTATTTGATAAACTTGACCATTTGTTAAGCTTCCAGCAGCAACAGGAGTTGGCAAAGTTAAAGTATTGCCACTAACAGTACAGCCAGAATAAGAAGCTGACATCGACTGAGATTGAGTTACAGAATAAGTGCCTTGACCGCCTATTTTAGCGATTGTTGATTGATTATTTACTTGTGTTAATTGAGCTGTGATATTTGTTGTTAAAACTCCGTCACCATATATATACATTGTTGTGTCAATGTTATAATTGCCAGAAGCATCAAGATAACCTAAAGAACCATTAAAAATGCCATCAACAGTTAAAGTCGTGCCATTAATTGAACAATTGGTCGCTGTAAAACTTGTAAATTGTGTTATTGGCTGTCTATATTGAAGAACGCTGCTTATTTTTACAGCACCAGCTCCAGATATATAAGCAGAAGCATAATTAGAATTAATATGTCCACCAATAAAATCGTAACCACCACCACGACTAGAAGCACCACGCCACCCGTAAATTCCAATGTCAGAGCCAACTGCATTACATCTAAGAAATTTTGTTCCTTCACAAACAGTCGTGCAAACATCAAGAACACCAAAAAATGAATTATTAGAACTTAAATCACAATCTGTAGCCCACAAACCATAGCAGTTGCTCGCATTTAAAACAGCGTCTTGCTTTGTTGTGGAATTATTACCTATTGCATTGTTTACGTTTATTAATTTTGGTTGATTTGAACCTGAAACATCAAGACTTGTATTCCAAGCGTAATAACTAGCATTTTGAACATCATGATAAGGCATTAAATTAACATCTTGCAATGTTAAAGTTCTGCTAGCACCAGGGCTATTCCACATGCCAAGTGTTTCAGTTACAGCAGGGGTATTTTGATTTAAGCTATTTATAAAGTTAAAGCTAAAACCAACGCCAGCTCCATCAATGCCAGGTGACAACCAAAGATTAATAGCTGTGACAGTACACATTGCATCGACTTGAGTTGAATATTGGCTTGTTGGTGTTATTACTGGGGTATCAGTTAAAGATTGATTTGAAGATTTATTATTATATATTTGAGTAAAATAAAGGTTAAATGCTCCAGTAGAATTATATCCAACAATAATTGAAGTATTTTTATCTCTACCTAATAAAACTAAATGTTGAGCTAGATTGTAAATTCCTGGTGTTTTACCAATAAATTGGTGCTGTCTTAAAACTGCTGTTACTGGAGCATATAATACATAAATTCTTGATTCAAACCAAAGCAATGCAAATTCAAAAGTAAGCGCATAATTTAACGCTCTTTGAATTGTCATATCGTCAGTATCACCTGTTTGATAATAGTCATCAACTGTAACTACTTCAAACAATTTATCCATCAAATAACGTAATTGGCTAGCACCTTTTTGAATAAAACTCATTGCGCTTGCGCGTTGATAATTTGTATTCAATCCATCTAAATTAGCATCATAAACAACAGCACTAGAGCTGTTACCAAGTATTGTGTTGGCAACTGAACCTAAATCAACCATAATGTCAACAGTTTTAGCAGAGCCACTTCCACTACCAATTCCTGTTGCTGTAAATGATAATCCTGGTGTGTTAGAAGTCGCACCAATAGCTGTAAAATCTGTACTTCCAATAGAAACAATTACATAAGAGCAGCCAACAACAAAACTACCAGCATTATAAGTATTTGAATTGTTTTGGAACGTATTTGAACTAGCTATATTATTGCTTGAAGTAAATGCTAGTAATGCTGTGCCTGTGCCTGTGCCTGCACCAGTAGCTTGGAAAATTGTACCAATATTATTAGAAACAGAACCAATAGCTGTAAAATCTGTACTTCCAGAACCAGTGCTATTAACCAAATAAAATTTGCCAACAACCAAAGCAGTTGCAGCAATTGGAGTTTCATATGATGATGAAGCATTAGTGGCTAAGTGTAATCCACCACCACTATTATTTATTAATGTATTACCAGTTAAAGATAGATAAGAACTATTGCCAGCATTGTTTTGAGTTTTTATACCAGGCGCGCCATTAGCAGTTCCAACAACAATATTACTGCTCAACGAACCACCATCAGCATCGTCAATTCCAATGCCAGCGACACCACCTAACTGACAAGCAAATGCGACTATATTGGTACTTATTACAGATTGATTAGATGGTAAATCATCTGTTATTCCTTCAGCACCAGTATAATAAGTAATGTTTCCAGTTCTAATATTATCAGGAGCAGAATTAGAAGGACATCCCACACCACCAACATTGTGACAAAAGTTATTTATTACTCTGTTATTTATACAGGTGGTTGTTTGACCATCTAAATAAATTCCATGAGCATTTGCAATTCCAGAACTTCCGTAAACTTCGCTTTTTTCTACAATATTGCCACTTCCTTTTATGCCAATACCAGAACCACCAATATTGTTACAGTTTATCCTAATTCCAGATAATTGCCAACCAGAAGCTCCACCAGGAATTAAAAAAGCGTCAAATGGTGATGAGCCAATTTTTTTGATTAAAGCACCAGGCGACATTATCACAAATTGGCCAATTAATGATAATGTTACTGTTGATGATATTAAAAAAGTGCCTGAAAAAATACCAAATGGTATTCCACTATTAAAAGCGTTTATTAATCCAGCGGTATCGTCATTTACACCATTTCCATAAACATTTGGAAAACTTCTAACGTCAACAAGTTGTGGATTTGATGTTTGTTGTACGATGGCTTGACTTACATAGGACGCTATGTTTTGTGGATTTACATAGGATGCTATTGTGCTAAGAAATTGATACCATTGCGGTGAAATTAAATTCTCAGCATTGTCAATTGGTATACTTTGATTAGGTAATAAAGCCATTTTTCAAGTTTTGTTAGAAATTAACTGCTTGAACTTCTTGAATTGTCGCTGCTTGTTGAACCTGTGCTATTTTTGACAATAGATTTACAAAATCTGGTATGTCCGCTGCTTCCATTGCTGCTGCCAAACCTTCTAAATCAGCAAATGTAAATGGTGTTATTGATTGACCAAATTGATTTAACCAAATATTTAAAGACCAATTTTGTGTGGCAAGAGAACCAGCAATAGCATTTTGCAGATTTTGCTTATCTTGTACAGATTGATTAAATGTCGATGTCGTTCCTGCTTTTGTAGTATAGCTTACCGGAGCAATTATAGCCGTGTTATACGCTGCATTTAAAGCAGAAATTTGTTCAATTTGTGCTTGACCAAGTAAAAATTCATTTGTTGGTGATGTTGTCACTAAAGTTGCAGATTCACCATTAGAAGGAACAGTAAAATCATAGCTGCTACCAAGTGGCAAATTAACAGCAATTTTAGCGTCATTATCAGAAACTAAAAAAGAATCATAAGGGGCATTTATATCATGTTCAAAAAAGAAACCTGTTAATCCATTTTGATGAGCTGTTTTTGAATATAACATTTTAGTATCCTATGACAATAAAGTTGGCAGTAGTATTATATGCTGAACAAGTCACTGCTACTGTTGATGGATTAGTTATTGTTGCCATAACAGCATTATGATTACTACCATTGTCCCATAAATGTGCAGATAGCACGGCAGTTGTAAATGAAGCTGGCAGCGTTAAATTTGCAGGAGCAGTGAATAATTGTATACCCATCATAGCAATTAATCCATTTGGCTTATCCAAATAAAACCAATCACTTTGACCAACAGAGCCACCAGTGTAAACATGGCTAGCTCTTGTATTAAGTTGACTTTGTAAGGCATAAGTTGCCAATCTTAAATCATCAACAAAAGAGCCGCCAAAACAAATCCAGTTCCCACCATCACTGATTAATTCTAAAGACTCGTTTGTAAGCAATGTTAATGATGCGCCAAGCGTTGCACCATTAAAGAAAAAGCAGTTTGATGGTGTACCTGGTACTGAACCAGTTAGTGCTAAATTTTGACTTACTGATGAATTATTTACAAATTTATATGATTTTCCTGAATTGCCTACTGCTGTTGGCAGTGTTGTTGTGCATGTTGTTGAACTTGTTATCTCTTGTAAAGTTCCAAAGCTAGAAGAAGCAAGTGATCCACTGCCAGTTATTGCTGGTGCTGACCTTAAACTGCCTATTCCTAGTGCTGGTAATAAATTTGTTATAAAATTTGATACATTTCCATCGTCAGAAGCATTAACTCCATTATTGGCTATAATTTGACCAAGAACTGCGCTTGCCATTGTTGCTTGGCGCAAGATTTTATTTAACCTTGTACTTGGCACGACACCTGCTACCATACCAGCCGACAACGTGCTATCAACCAAATAAGCAGCTTGCGTTTCTACTGTTGAAGAGCCGCCACTAGCAGCAAACTGTAAGTAATCGTTAGTACCAGCCATTTGTTTTTCCTATTAAATAAAAGTTGCCATAGAGCCGTGGTCAAGACCACCAAAATAAGAATTATCAACATCAAGAGCAAATACAGGGTTACTGTCAGATTGCCAAAAATAATGAACAATAATTCCAGATGGTCTTAAATCAAATAATCCATTTAAAAGCATTTGTTGTAAAAATGCTGGTGGAGCTGCTGAACCACCAATAATTCCTTCATACATTGTTTTGTCTTGATTGTCTTGGATACAAAATGAATAGTTATATACAGAAAATATATTATTCATAAATGTTTCTGCGCTTGCAACAGTTCCATCCCAAGCATTATAAGCTATTTTAGCGTTTAATAACAATCTATAAACATCATCATCTAATTGTACAAGACCAGTTAAAGAATCTGTATTTGGATTGTATATAATTCCTTGATTAAGACCAACACCAGCAGTATCTAAAGAAAAATAAACGCCAGTTAAAGATTCCTGCAAAGCTCTACTTATTCCTACCCATTGCCCGATTACATCTAATTGCTGTCCTATTGCAGTTTGAACTGAAAAAAGAGATGGAAATGTTTGCAATAGTGCTTGCATGTCACAAAATGGCTGTAATAAAGCACTAAGCCACGCATTAAATTTTGGTTTGTCTGCGTGTTGACTTGTTACTAAACTAAGATAATTTTGTAAAATTCCAGCACTTGTCGTCATGCTATTTCACCACCGTATTTTAAATAAGCCATTTTTAATGAGCCTATACTGTTCGTGCGCTGTCCATATGGAGAATCTGGCAAAGATGCCCACCTTGAACGACATTTTCCAATAGCATCTGTAAATCTGCCAAGCTCAATGTCTTCAATAGCTCTACATTCTTTTATCATTTGTATAGCTATTTCATCTTGTGATTCATGGCCAAAATCTTTTAAATTAAGTTGTTTTTTATAAACATCATAATAGTGAGCTAGAACTTGATAACGACCTGCTGCGCTTGAAAATATTTTATTTTTTTCAATCCATACGTGTGGTCTTGGGTGTGTAGAGTAATCGCTAAATATAGCACCACCAACGGTTACATTGTAACCATCATCACCAATTCCTTTTGTTCCTTCAGAAACAGCAATGGTATCCAAAAAAGCTTTTAAATTTCTGCTAATTGTCATAAATCCAATTCCTTTTTGCGAATTTTCAATTCTTCATCTTTTAATTGAATATTTTTAATTCCAAAATATCCATTCATTATCAATCCGACAAATCCTATTACAAGACCAACCATTTGATAATTATTTTCAATAAAGGTAATTAAAACGCCAAAACCACAAACTGCTGCCCAACCATGTTGAATATTATTATCCATTTTTATCTCCAGAATTTTTCCAATCTTTAACTCTATAGTGTCTTGATATTTTTCTATGTCTATTTTCGTAAATATAAGATAGTCTGCAATGGTATTTAACACCAAAAAATGTTAGAGCTCCAAAATCAACAAAAACCATTAATTTTGACCAAAATTTAGAATCAAATCTTAACCGATAGCACCGAGCAGATATTGTTTCATCAGGCAATCCAAAAAGAAAAACCGTGTTAATTGTTTCATCAAAAATAACAAATATATTAAAAATATAATCTTTTAATTTCATAAATTACACCAAAGTTATAACAATATTTGATATTGAACACATTGCAGAAGCATTAAAAGCTATTGGGACATCTGCATTTGATGATGGTGATACACTTGTACCTAAAAAGAAAGTGGCTATTTCTATTGAAAATGTTTGTGATAGACCAATAGTATTTATATTACCAGCTAAAGACGCGACACCTAAACATTGAGTTGCATAAACAGTTTCACCAATAGATAAAGAGTTTACAAAATTTACCAATGTCTCTTGTATTAGTGTTTCAGTGCTAATAACCCAATTTGTTAATTTTTTTATTGTAAATTGGAAAAATATATTTGTTTGAACTAAATTTGAATAATTTATTATATGTGGAACGCCATATAAATCAACATAAGTGCCACTAGTATTGCCGTAAGTAGGGCAGCCAGGACTTTTCTTAACAGCTATCAAATTTACAACTGTTTGAGCAACACCACCTAAAACGACAACTGCTAATGCTCCAGCTGGAACACCATTAACATCTGTTGATGTAGTGTCATTATCATATCCACCAACAGAAAGAACACCAGGTAAATTTTGTATAGCTGCAAGAATGGCATTTGTAACTGTTATAGAACTTATTGAAGTTGAAACAGATTGTCTTTGTACCAATTCAGAATCAGTTTCAATGGCTAATCCAGTTATTGCTGCTGCTGTTGAAGTAAAAGATTGCCAACCAAATTGTGGATTAACAATCTGATTTATAGTTCCTATTGGTGCTGCAATATTTCCAAGTTGTTGAGCTGTTACCGTTACTGATATTGAACCTGATGATGGTATTGTTACTGTTGTTGGCAAATTCCATAAATTGCCGCTAGAATCTGCAACAACGCCATTTTTAATAGTTGCGCCAACAATGCCAACAACGCTACCGACTGCTGTGGAAAATGTAGCTGAATTTCTAGTCAATCCGTTTATTTGGACTTGAGCAGATAATTGTGCGCCTTGTGCATAATTTGGTGAAAAAGAATTAAAAGCATTAGCGACTGATTGACCAGTATCAAATACTGCTTGTGAAAAAATTCCAATAAACTGTCCATCTTGAGAATCTGAACCTAAATAAACGTCA